TAGATGGTACTTTACAATCTGACTTCGCAACTTACTTAATCTCTTATGCAGGTTCTTTAGTAGGGCAGCAAGTAGAGAAGTCAATTTGGCAAGGTGCAGCAGGTACAAGTGGAGAGTTTGACGGTTTCCAAGCGTTACTTACTGCCGATGGTGGTGCAGATGTAGCAGCAGTTGGTGGTGGTATTACTGCTGCAAACGTAATTGCTGAGATTGGTAAAGTTCGAGATGGAATTGCAGATGCAGTTTACGGACAAGATGACTTATGTATCTTTATGGGTACGGCAGCATTCAAACATTACATCTCAGCTCAAGCAGCTTTAGGTTATTTAAACCAATACCATGCAGGTGTAACTGAGTCAAACTTTGAAGGTATTCCTATCAAGTGGTGTCCTGGTATGGCAGCTAACGTAATGGTAGCAGGTCGTAAATCTAACTTGTTCTTTGCAACAGACTTAGAGGGAGATATGACTGAGGTAAAACTACTTGACCAAACTATGGTTGATGGTTCAGATAATGTTAACTTAGTAATGAAGTTCAATGCAGGTGTAGGTTACTCTACTCGAGCAGACATCGTTCTTTACGCATAATTTGTTAAGGTATGGCATGTGCATTATTAAATGGTAGAGGCTTAGAGTGTAGAGAAGCAGTAGGTGGTTTAAGAAACGTCTATTTTGCTAATCATGATACACTTGGAGCTTATACAGTAGACTCAGACGGACAGTTAACTGCCGTTGCAGGTACAACAAATGTATTCAAATATGCCTTAAACCCACAAAGCTCTGAATATACTGAAACTATTACTGTGTCTGAGGACAATGGTACGGTATTTTATGAGCAAGTAACTACATTAATGTTACCAAATTTAAGCAAGGCAGCACTTTCTGCTCTTCGCTTATTGACACAAGGTCGCTTTCAAATCTTCACAGAGGATAATAATATAATTGAAAGTAAAGGATTTGGAAATTGTTATTTAGTAGGTGCTTACAATGGTGCTACTGTTACAGGTGGAACTGTTGCTTTGGGTAAGGCTCTTGGCGATATGAGTGGTTATACATTAACGATAACATCTAGGGAAAAAAGGTCAGCTCTAATTATTGAAGAGGGAACAACAACCATATTTGATGGTCTTGGAAGTATTACAGTTGTAGATTCATAGATCTCGTATATAATATTAGAACCCTTGCAGAGATGTGAGGGTTTTTTTTGCTCTATACTAAAACAAAACAGGTAGTTTACTATTTATTAATATACTTAAAAAACAAGATTATGCCACAGAATACAATAGTAAGACAAGCAGCAACTGCATTAGCAGTAAACCCAAGCGATGGTACACCAATAACAGGTGCATCTTTTAACTCTCCTGCTGCATTATTTGTAGGTACAGGAGGAAATATAAATGTTATCACTTTAGGTGGCTCTACTGTCTTATTAAAGAACATAGCAAACGGAACATTTTTACCTGTACAAGTTACACATGTAAAAGCAACTGATACAACTGCAACTGATATAGTAGCTTTATTTTAAAATAGGGCTTTATGTTAGTAAACATTATACAAAATACAATAAGCAGCTTTATAAGTGCAGGAGTTGCAGCAGCCGAAGTCATCACAACCAATCTAAAGATGTGGCTTGGATTTGAAACGAGCGAAACATTAGGTAGGGAGGAAGTTGTCAATGGAGATTTTGCTAGTAATACTTGGTGGACAGTTGAAACACCTGATGCAGAAATATCTAATGGTAAAGTTAATTTTAATACTGCTAAAACAAATTATGGTATTTTTAGGGCTAATTTATTAACAACAGGCAAACAATATAAAGTTGTATTTACAATAGATAGTTATACAAGTGGAGCAGTACATTTAAATATTGGAGGTGTTGTTGTAAATTCTTATAATTCCGAAGATACTTTTACTGCTTATATTACAGGTGGTGGTAGTAATGTTTTTGGCATACAAAGTGATAATGGTGGTGCTATATTATCAATAAACAACGTATCAGTAAAAGAACTAACCCAAATCACACCTGACAAATCGGGCAACAATAATGTAGGCGAGTTGTTTACAGGTAAGGCTCTTGAGTTTAATGGGTCGACTGAGTATGTTGATGTTGATGGATTTCAAATGAGTGGTAATACCGCTACATTCTCGTTTTGGATAAACCCTACAACAATAGGTTCAAATAATAAACACATTATAGATATAGACCCAAATAGGTTTATTATAGGGTTTAATAATAGTCAATTATCACTTTATAGTGCTCCAAGTTGGCATAACTTTGGTAGCATTAGTACAGATGTTTATCAAAAAGTAAGTATCGTAATAAATAATACAAATGTTAAATGTTATGTTAATGGTATTCAGTTAGGAGTTGATAAAACTATTACTGCTATTGATTTATCATCAGCTACTAAATTCAAAATTTGTAGTCATTATTTAGCAGCATCTAATTTTGTAGATTGTAAGTTATCAAATTTACAAATATACAATTCAGTTTGGTCAACCGATGACATCGCATACGATTACGCAAACCCAAATAAACTTGCAATAGACAATCCTAGTACGGATTTAGTTGTTACAAACTTAAAAGGTTATTGGGCTTTGAGCGAGGGCGATGGTAAATTAGCTTATGATAGTTCAGGAGAGTATAATAATGGTGCTATAATTGGTGCTGACTACGTTGATGCTCAACCAAGAATACCACAACTAGGTATGCAGAATTGGAGTAAGGGAAGTAATTTGTTTCCTTATAGTGAGGATTTTACTGAATGGATAATTAACTCAGGTACATCACAAGCGGTGTTAGCAGCAAGCGAAGCAGCTCCTTACGGACAAGGCGATGTTTATTCAATTATAATGCAAGCATCAGAAAGTGATGCTTATATTAGATATGCAACTACTAACGCAACTTTAACATCTTCAACACATTCTGTTTGGGTTAAACAAGCTCCAACAGGAAGTGCATCACATATTAGAATAACAAATAACAATAGGGCAGCTTGGAATACAGGAACAAGTCAAAAAATAGCGTTAACAAGTAGTTGGCAAAGATTAGAAACAACTGATGCAATTACAGGTAACAGGTTTACAATAATTGGTTCAGCCGATGCAAGTGGTACTCAAGATTCCGATTGTATTGGTAAAGCTCTTATTTATGGGGCTCAATTAATTGAGGGATCGTCAGCAGGTGTTTACAGATTTACAGACGGAGCAGAAACATCGAACTCAATTGTTATAGCTAACCCAACTATACCAACACAGGACATCTTCGGTAACGCAGTTCGAGATAGATTGAACTCGTTTAATTTAGATGGGAGTGGTTATGCTGAGGTGGCTGATGATGCTGATTTAGATTTTGGTACAGGTGCTTTTTCTTTTGATGGATGGGCTAAGTATGCTTTTGTAAACCAAGGAAGTTCTTTAAATACTATTTACACACACTTAGAAGATAGTGCTAATACAAGTGCAGGATTTTCTTTAAACACAGAAACAGGTGGTAAAATATCTGCTTGGTTTGGTGGAGTAGAACTTGAACTTTCAGCAGGGCTAAGTGAAGGAGATTGGTTTTATTTTGCATTAACTAGGGATGCAAGTGGTAATGTAAAACTTTACGCATCAACTGATTTAGAAAATCCTGCTACAACTACTCAAAATCCGATACTTACTATAACAAACGCAGCTAATAAACGAGTGGGTGGAGATGCAACGAGTATTCCTAACAATGGATTTTCAAGACATTATCATAACTTAATTAGCGATGTAAGACTTTATGATGCAGAATTATCAGCATCCGAAATAGAAAACAATTATAACGCAGGTTTATCTGCACATACAAATTAATTATGAGAGGAAACGTTTATTTATCTCTTGATACAAAGACTTTTAAAGGATTGATTCCAGAAGAGTTAATGAAAACCTACGGAATACCACAATATGACGAGGAGGGTGTTCAAAATGGTGTCATTAAACCAACCTTTAAAGAGCTTGGAGAGTACAATCGTAAAAAGTTTGGTGCTAACCCTGTTGTAAAAATTGGTAAGGCTAAATTTCATATAATAGAACTAGAGGCAAGTTGGGTAAGTGGGGAACTTTCTGCTTTGCTTGATTTAGGTAAGGGTAAGGAATATCCAAACAACTGCTTAATGACACGAACAGAGGCAGCTCAATTTATTAGAGATAACTCTGACGATTCAATAATATGATATACTTTGATAAACTTAAAGTCAAGAGTAAAACTGTTTACAAAATTACACATGTAGATGGAGACTTTATTGCTATTACAAAGTATTTTGACATGCACAAAGATGCAGAGCAGTTTGCTGATTGGTATGCTAAAAAAAGAGGTTGTGAGGTTCACAAATCGTTTAAAGTAAAAAAGAAAAAGTAAATGGAGCATTGGTTACAAAGTGTTGCGATAAATAAATTGTCTTTAAACATTTACAATCAATGTGTAGATGCAGAAGGTAATTACTTTTTGATTGGTGTAATAGATGACCAAACAAGAGTTGCAACATACGGAGTAATTTCTCCTGTTAGCAAATCACAAAGAGCAATAAGATTTGATGTACCTACAAACGCAGCTCCATTTGATGAACTAAAGATAAACTCATTTTACAATGTTGTTGTATATGAGCAAACGAATGATACAAATACAAGTCCAACAGATGCCGTTGTACTTGGTTTACGATGGGAGGGTACAATGATAATAGATGCAGATAGTGAGGTTACATTTACTGAGTATGCAAACCCAACTGCAAGAAATTACGTTTACTATAACACAGAAGATTAAGCAGCATGATAAATTTAGTAAAAATGTCATCTTATACTACTCCAAAGATTGAGGAGAACCCTGCAAGGGAGTGGGTAGAATATGGTAGAGATAACAACTACTATCAATTCCTTATAGATAGGTTCAATGGTAGTGCAGTTAATAATGCTATTATTACAGGTATAGGAGAGATGATTTACGGTCAAGGTCTTGATGCAACGGATGCAGATAAAAGACCATTAGACTACGCTAAAATGAAGCTCATTTTTAGAGATGAAGATATACGAAAAGTGTCTTTGGATTTGAAGTTGCTTGGTCAATCAGCGTTTAATGTAGTTTGGAACAAGGGCAAGACTGAGATTAAGAAAGCAAAGCATATTCCAATACAAAACTTAAGACCAGAAAAGGCAGTTGATGGAAAGATACAAGCATATTATTACTCAGATGATTGGTCGCAGTTCAGAAAGGATAAGTTTAAACCTATTAGAATAGATGCATTTGATGGGAAGCGTAAGTCAAGCGATAGCCAAATCATGGTTATACACCCTTACTCGCCAGGCTTTTTCTATTTCTCTCCTGTTGACTATCAAGGTTCTTTACAATGGAGTGAAATAGATGAGGAAATAGGAAACTATCACTTGACAAACATTCAGCAGGGGTTTGCTCCTAGTATGATGGTAAATTTCAACAATGGTACACCTACAAAAGAGGAACAAGATGCTATTGAAAGAAAGATTACGCAGAAGTTTACAAGCACAAGTGGTAAGAAGTTTGTTTTATCGTTTAACGATAACCAACAACAAGCTACAACGATAGACCAAATACCTATCTCGGAAGCAGCAGAGCAATACAAGTTCTTATCTGAGGAATGCACAAAGAAAATTTTAGTTGGGCATAGAGTTACATCTCCAATGTTGTTTGGTATTAAAGATAAAACAGGTTTAGGAAACAATGCAGAGGAGATAAAAGTTGCATCTCAGCTATTTGACAACACAGTTATAAAGCCAAAGCAAAACATAATCATTGATGCTATTGATGAGGTACTTGCAGTTAATGGTATACATTTAGATGTTTACTTTAAGACATTGCAGCCGATTGAATTTGCAGATGACATTGAAGACTTAGACAAGGAAACAAAAGAAAAGGAAACAGGTGTTAAAATGAGTGCTTGTAAGCATGACGATAGACCATTCCTTGACGATGCTAAGTCTGAAACATTACTAGATGAGCTTAAGATTTACGGAGAGGTAAACGATGAGGAGGAATACGAGTTGATGAGTGAGGAGTTAGTCGACACAACAAATCCCGATTTTCACAAAGAGTTTGAGGGTTTTGATAGACAACCAAATGATTCCGATGCAAAGGCAGGAGAAAAGTCTAAATGGGGAGATAAGGGTTTGTATAAAGTAAGGTATGCATACGCAAAGACTACAACTAAACAAGCAAAGAACCCAAGCAGGCCATTTTGTACTGAGATGATAATGATGGCTAATTCTGGCATTGAGTTTAGATATGAGGACATTAAAAAAATGGGTAGAGCAGGAGTAAATGGGCAGTTTGCACCAAAAGGCTCTAGCACATACGATTTATTTACTTGGAAAGGTGGCGTTTACTGCTATCATGGTTGGATGAGAAGAATCTACTTTAGAAAGCAAGTAAAAGGTAAGTTCTTACCAAACAAAGGTCTTGACAATGAGAAGCGAGTTGGTAACAATCCTTATGTAAAGCAGAAAGGAACGGAAGCAGTTGCACCGATAACAACACCAAATAGAGGAAGTTTAAAAAATAGATAATGGCAACAGTTTTATTCATATCACAGGACAGGTTGAAAACATCAACTGCTCTAAATTATAACATCGATACGGAGTATTTGCTTCCATTCGTTAAGATTTCACAAGACAAGCATTTGCAGGCTATCTTAGGAACTAAGTTATATGAGAAGTTAGAAGCAGAGATACAGGCAGGAACTTTAGCAGGTGCTTATAAGACTTTAGTTGATGACTACATACAAGATGCTTTGGTGCATTATGCTATTGTTGAAGCGTTGCCGTTTATATCCTACAAAATTGCAAATGGTTCGATTACTCAAAAGAATAGTGAGAACGGAACTGCTGCAACTAAGAACGATGTTGATTGGTTGATACGTAAACAAATGGATTCAGCAGAGTTTTATGGGCAGAGAATTATAGACTATTTGATTTACAAAACAAGCTCTTTCCCTGAGTATTCTTCAAACTCAAATGCAGATATTGATCCGATAGGTAATGCATACAATCCTGGCATTAAAATAGATTAATGGGGTACAAGCCAAAGAAAACGAATATCAAAAAGCTAAAGACATATTTAGCTAAAATTAAAATCAATGAACGAAAAAATTGATACAGTTATATTTAATGGAATTAACTTTGGTGCATTAGGTGTTACATTTATCGGAGTTGAGCAAGTTTTAACTATCTTAGTACTTGTAAGTGCATTATTGTATAACATTAAGAAATTATCAAGAGATGAATCCTAGATTTTTTATAAAGGAAGAGTTTACATGCGATGGAAAGAATTGCTTTGATAAGATTAACAAAAAGTCTTTAGAGCGTTTAGATCTGGCAAGAGAGTTTGCAGATGTACCATTTACAATTACAAGCTCTTGGAGAAGTAAAGCACATAATATGGAAGTTGGAGGAAAGCCAAACTCAGCACATTTACGAGGAACTGCATTTGATATTTCTTGCATGAGTTCATATCAAAGAATGCAAATTGTGAGAGGCTTGCTTGATGCAGGATTTACACGCATTGGTATAGCTAAATCTTTTATTCATGCTGATGACGATGCAGAGTCGCCTCAACAGGTAATGTGGTTGTACTAATGAGTTGGGAATTATCTTTAGGATTTTACACAGGAATACTCTTGGGAGTTTATACCAAGCGTTACGATGATGGGATTGCCCATTATTTATATTTACCTTTTTGTTTCATTTGTTTAGACTTTTATTATGATTGATTTTATTGCCCAAAATTG